GCAAACGTGCCGCCAAGACGGGTTTCGCCGTAAACCAATTTGCGCGTGGCATTTGATGATCTGGCTGTAATCGTTTTTGATTGGTCGATGCCGCCATTACCGCCGCCGCCGATGTTTGGCTGCTTTGGCTTTGGCGCAAGTGCTTGTGATGCGGCAGTCAGCGCAAGATTGACCGCAAACGTGCCAACAACATATGCGGCCGTGATAGTTGCCACAGTTCCCGCAACATAAGCTGTGCCGACCGTTGCCGCCGTTGCGATCAGTGCTGGGATAACCGCCTGTGGCATATTACACCTTCCACGCTTTCTTTGCCGACATTAGCGGCAGAAAAATCAAACCATCTTTACCCATAGCGGCAACCTTATCACCGACCACCAATGATAGCGCATCACCTAGCGGCGTGTCTATTAGCGCAACATCGCCGCGTTGCGCTTTACATAACTCTATTTCGCTCAATCTAGAACCTACACTGGCCTCAAGATCTCCAAGCCTCATCTTTACTAAAAACCTTGCAAAGCCGTTCTGCGTGGAATATTGCCCGATCCAGTCATCAAATCGTGACGACCCGCAAATCGCCTTTTCTGCATACAAACAAAAATGACCGCAATCTGCCTTGCCCCATTCAAATTTTTTGTGACGCCATTCCTCGATATGCTTTGCAAGTCGATCCGGCCAATCTACTAGCCGCCCCATTTTATAGATGCCTCTTGCAAGGAATTGACAAATTCAAAGCCTTTATCGTTGGCATCAAGGGCTTTCTGATCTTCGCTTGTCCAGCGACGCAATCGTGGCCGTTCCAGATCAATCAATCGGCTTTCGGCGGTCAGTGTAATAGTGCAAGTCTCGCCTTCTTCGGCAATGGTCATCACATCCATCCGGCCAGAAAACACTTTATAGCTGCTAACTGTGCCGCTGGTAATTGCCCCGACATATATATTGGCAATGCGATATTGGTAATTTTCTGTCAAAGCTGTGGTCAAGATGCTGCTTGATATGCCGGTCAAAGACATTGACACGCCTTTTGCGCCAATCTCAGCGGCTTCTTCAATTGCTGAAACCCCGATCAGCGTGCCGCCACCAGTATAAACATTGCCATCAATGGTTAGGTCGCCGTAACCATTCCAGACGCGCAAAGTGCCGCTGTCAAACTCAAGTTCAACCGCCAAAAAGCCAGTAAAGCTATCGGTCGCAAATTCGGATGGAACACCGCTGCGCGTCATAGTGCTTCGACCGCTGCAAAGCTGATTGAATAAAAACCAGCGTTGTTGATTGTCCAAGTCGCATCATTTGTTGCCAGCCGGAAAACGCCTTGTGCGCCGCTAACAACCACTGCGGCATTATCTGCCGGTGATGACCGCAAATCCGGCCACAAGTTTAACGTGGCTTGACCGCTGCCATTGGTGTCAACATCTTCCAACACTTTATAAAGCCGCGCAGTTGCACCGCTGCCTAGCTGGATATAATCACCCGCCCTTAGATAGCCGGTGACGGACGTAGGAAGCCCGTCAATAGCCAACTCGTTACCAGTCTGGCTTGCACCATTAACAACGGGCGTTCCCGCTGCGGATGCCGCTGATCCGCGTGGCGTTGCCGCATTAGGATCACCCAACAAGAACGTGCCAAACTGGCCACGCAACCGCAACAAAAAGCTGTTCCAATATTCGCTGTCAGAACGCTTTACAGGCGGGATGCGGATCGTTGCCGACCAACGTGCGCCAGCGTGCCGAACGACTTGCTGTGCTAATGTGAATGGGCTTTCGCTAATAGAAACAATGTCAGTCGCGGTGATTTCAACCGCAGCAATGCCAGTCTGTGTCGGAAATGTAAGTGGATAACTTTCTGCCATAATTATGCCCCAAATGCGCTTGCGAATGAACCGCCACGCCGCCTTGCTTCAAGCACCGCAGCCTTTGACGCTTCTTGTATCTGCGGCAACATACCCATCACCTCTGCGCGGACTGTCTGCGATACGCCAGCCGACAGGTTGATGGTCTGGTGAACAGTAACGCCGCCGCCAGCACCACTTGGCACAACAGTACCAGAAACGCCATCCGGCACAAACAATTCTGCGCCTTTTTCACCCACAACAGAAACCTTGTTGCGTGGTGGTCTGCCACCATTAGCAAAGAACCCGCCAAAAAACTTGCCAACACTTGCGGCAATGCCAGTTCCACCGCCGCCGCCCATAGCGGATGCAAGCGGTGCAGTGATGCTTTGCTGGATTTGTATGCGGATCAGATCGCTAATAATTGACCGCGCCATTGATTTGAACGCATCTTTCGCGCTGGCGGTTCCCATAGTCACATCAACAAGCGCATCTTCTAGCGACTTGATGCCGCGCACCGCTGCGCTTTCCATATTCTTTTGAAGGTCTTTTGCACTATCGGCCAAATCCATTAGCTGCTTGCGATATGTCTTGCCGGTTCCAGTGCCATTTTCCATTTCTCTATTGAAAAGATTTGTTGCCTTTTCTGTTCCATTCACTGCATCACGCAAATCCTGAAAAAATCCGCGATTTAATATAACTAATTTGCCAACGTCTTTCAAATCGACCAAGGTTTTGTTCAGCGTGATCCCGCCCATTGCCCGCGCCGCAGCGATCATAAAGTTGACAACAGTTCTAGTTCTGTCTGCAAATCCCTGCAAACTTTCGGCAATGTCCTCAACAAAATCAATGACGTTAATAGCTAGCGTTTTGGCAAAATCTTCAATCTTGCCCATACCATTTTCGCCTTTAATGGCATCGACTAACTTGTTTCTGATCAAATCAACAATCAATCGGAAAGCCGGTGCTAAACCAGCAACGATCTGATCACGCACGCCGCCAAGCATTACGCCCAGCTTCATCATTGCGTCATTTGTTTCCTCAACGCCCTTGACCGCGCCAGATGACAGGATGAAGCCAAGCCCTTCGGCCTCTTGGAACATTTGTTGCAGGGCTTCGCTGCCACCTTGCAAGGTGTTTACAAACGCCACGCCTTCACTGTCGAATAGCTTAAACGCCAGACGCACTTTATCGCCGCTGCTTTGCACGTTATCAAACGCATCAGCCAGCTTTAGCATTTGCTTATCAAGTGGTTGTTTAGCTAGTTCTTTGGCGTTAAGGCCAAGTTCTTTCAACGCATCTTTGGCTTCGCCAGTGCCATTTGCAGCCTCAGACAGCCGCCGCGTAAACCGCTGCACCGCCATATCGACTGTGCGCGTTTCAACGCCAGCCAGATTAGACGCATATCGCAGCTTTTGCAATGCTTGACTGGTTACGCCCAGCTTTTGCGCTGTCTTGCCCAGCGTGTCTATGCTTTGCAGTGATGACTTGACCAGCAAGCCAATACCAGCGGCACCAGCAACCGCAGTCAGACCGACCTTGAAGTTGAACAGTGCTTTGCGAACAAGCCCTAATGATTGGTTTAACTTGCGAAACGTGCCGCGAGTTAGGTCTTTCGCGGTGATGGTAAAATTAAGATTTTGATTTGCCATCTTCGATCACCTTGAAATATGCGAACCATTCGTTCAGTTCTGTCAGCGTCAATTCTTCAATTTCGGCTTGTGTCTTGTGAAGGCGATCCGCTAGGGCTAGCATATTTAGCCTTAACGGGTCGCCCTTTAGTTTTTTTCCGCATCCCCGACAGTTTCAACATCGCCAAACATCTGCCCAGCAATATCAGCAATCAAGGCCACGCTATCACCCATTAGAAACATTTTATCTTCAAGGGTGAATAACCGTTTGCCATCGGCATCTTCAGCTTTGGTAATAATCAAATCAACCATTCCGCTGATCGTCATATTATTCAGAAAGTCTTTGTGCTTTCTTTGCAGCTTGTCAATGTCTCCGGCGGTAATTGAGCCAGAATAAATAACCAATGGCTGACCATCTTCGCCCCACTCATCAACTTTAATGACCTTTCGGTCGCGGTTACGCCTTGCGGCGATCTGTTCTCCCAAGCCCATTTTTTACCCCTTTAGATTGTGCCTTCAGTCAAGCCGCCAGTGCCTTGCAGTGAATAGGTGGCGGTGTTGATCCCATCAGACGATACACCGATTGAACGGCTGGTGACAATCGCAGAACCCGACAATTTGTGATCGCCAGTTGTGTTGCCTTCCATACCAAGAACCAGCGACACGGTATCGCCAGCGGTCACTGCTTGCTGCGCGGTGTCTGTGTCGTCAAAATATGTTTCAACGGTTGCTGTGAAATCTTTGAAGCTGGCTTTGTATGAGTGAAATTGATCACCCATAACGGTATCCTGAATTGTTTCAGCAGTTTCGTCCACGCTGAATGAAATCACTTCAGCCATTACGTCTGTGCCGATTAGAACGACACCATCGTTTCCTTTAAAAGTCGCCATCGTTATATCTCCTAAACGGCAGTTTCAACGTCATTTTCTTTGGTGCGGTATTGCACCGAAAGAGTAAACCGACCAACGGCCACCGGCTGTTCACCGTCACCCGAAAAATCAGCCTCAAACGCGACAACCTGTGCATCTTTTGCCAGATTGTTTAGCGTCACATCAGCGGCAATGGCTTCTTCAACCTCAACCGCAATAGTATCAAGCGAATTATCATAGTTCGCTGTGCCAGAAACGTATGCTTCAACAGCAACGTCCAAAACCCTATTAACAGAACGCGCCAAAGTGATTGTATCAAATTCGGTGGCTTCGCTCTTGGTAAAAATGCAAAGTGCTGGCAACTTTGTCTGTTCCAGCGGAAATATACGGCTGCGAAATACGTTGCTGCCGGTGGTGGTCAATCCCGTTAGTGCGGTCACGATCTGGTCGCGGATTTGCTGCCGAACGTGCGCCATTTATTGTTTCTCCAAAACCAGCGTGGTCATACCAGTGCCGTCATCTTGAACAATCCGCATTGTGTAGGCCACCGCATTGATTGTGATAGTGTCGCCTTCAGCGGCAGTTGATACGTCTGCGGTGCGGCAAACGAAACGTGGCTGTTGTAATGCAAAGCCAACGCCACCACCAGCGTCAACTTCGACAAAATCATTGTCAAAGATGCCATTGATCGTGCCACCGTTATAGGTTGCCGCAACCCCAAAATCATTCACGCCAATGAAGATGGCGCGATCATTTGCGGTTTCGACAGCCATTAGTCGGCATCCACTTTAGCTACTTTGGCCACTTTTGCTGACCATAGCTTTGCATAGCCGCGATCAATCAGCTTGTTGGCCTCATCTTCGCGCACAGCGTGGTCTTCACCGGCAAGCATAATCCCGACTGAACCCGCTTGGCAGTCTTTGATCGTTGTGATTTTAATCAATTTATTTGGCATTTTTCTTTGTGTTCCGCTTAATAAGGCTAGACGCTGATTTCTTTGTTAGGCCAATTGCTCGATCAGTGATGCCCTGCTTTTCTTCATAAACTTCGACCTTGCCGGTATTGACCAGATCAAGCCCAACATTTTCTGCCACTTCAACAATGTCGCCCACTTCGTGCGCCTTGCCAGCAATTAGGATATTACGTTTGCATTTAATTTTCATATTAGCCCCCAAGGGAAAAGCAGGGCGACCGGAGCCGCCCCGCTAGTTGTTTTAGGCATCAATGTCGAGACACGCAGCGAATGACTGGGCGTGTCTGACGGCCAAGTCCATTTCCTGCATTACGCGGATGCGAATTGCCCCAGTTGACCCCTGTGAGTAAGGGTCGATCAAGATGTCTGGTGTGCTAAAGAAGCCCATCATCAACTGGCTGAAATCACCGTAGATCATTGCAGATGCAGTTGTCAGTGTGCCTTTTGTCAAGTCGGACGGCACGTTGTTGGTGACTGCCAAGTCATAACCATAAAGGCTATTCCAAGGCGCATCCATCAACATTACGCTGTCAGTTGACGCAACCTTTGGAGTTGAAGCCATATGTGACTTCACTTTCGGGTTGGTCAGGTAGGCAAGTGAATTGCCGTTGATCGCAGCGTTGTCAACTTCAACTTCTTTGACCAGATCGGTGATGGCATCCCAAGTCAGTGCGCCACCGTTTGTTCCGATTGCGACTGAACCGATACCGGCTGTTCCGATGATGCCTGTTGGCTCATTAGACCCGCCGCCTTCGATTGCAACGTCTTCGATCTTTTGTGCGATTGCATTCAAAAGGTCGTCACGAACAATCTGTTCAACAGATGGATCAGACTGGATCATCAGCAAACGTGAAACGTCTGAAAATGCGCCAAGTGACTTTGGTGACATTGTGATTTGCGAGAACACTGCGTTCACCTCAGATGTTGCGCCGTTCTCAGCAACGAAACCGGCTGAAACGCCCGTTGCAAGCTTTGGAATAGCCACATCGCCACGCAGACCGGTCATAAAGCGTGCGCCAAGCTCGCTGAAAACCAAACGTGCGCGGAGTGCGTCAACAAACTGATCACCAAGATGATCTGTGCCGACCAAGTGACCACCGGCTGTGGCTGTGCCAACAGTCAAGTCACGGCGACCGCCCCAGAAGCTATCAGGTGCGTAAAAACCGCGTGCTTCGCGGCCATTGTTCTTTGCGATTTGCTCAGAAACTTCACGCTCAAGACCCTGCAAGCCAGAACCGTTTACCAGACCGCGAACAGCTTTCATAAATGAATACGAACGCTCTTCTTTGGCTGACATATCAACCGCACCGGCTGACTGCTCAAGTGCTTTGCCTTCGCCAATGGCGTCAAGCAAAATGCCACGGAAAGCGGCAACAGACTGACCTTCGCCGATAGCTTTGTCAGCTAGATCGCGGCGATTGTGTTTAACAGCAAGATTGATGATCTCGCTGGCATTTTTTTGGAAATCGCGCTTGGCTGCTTCAGCGGCTGCTTCGCGGATTTCATCGTGGTTTACTTCAGACATAACTTTTTCCTTTGTCTTGATAGTAGGTTCGATAAATTCAGCATTGCGGTTCACGCCCACACCGGCATCGGCTGGTACGCTTACAATACTAGCTTCGTATGGCAACCAAGAAGAAATACCAACTGTCCCATCGGCTCTCTTGTCTTCCATTGTGCGGATTTGATAACCGATGCTGACGTTGCTTCGTATCCCATCCTTAACGTCTTGATACACCTCTTGAGCCAGTGCGCTTTTTCCAAAGCGAACCACAGACCGCAACTTGCGATCTGATTGATCCAAATAAGTGCGTTCAATGACGCCAATTTGTTTTGTCAAATCGTGATCCAGCAATAGTGGCGCGTGGCCGCTGTTCAATCGTGACAAATCTGCCGCGCCATCATCGTGACGCAAAACCTCTAAACCGAAAGAACGCTCAACGGGTTCTTCAGATGAAATCGACATTCTAACGCGCCGATCATCTTCTTCCACCATTTCAGCCGCACCAGCGCGGTGCATAAGTTCACCACGGTCAAAGCGTTCTTCAATATGTGTTTGTTCGTTTTCCATTGGTGCATTATCCACCAATTCTGGTTCTTTTTCAATCTGGTCATTTTCAGACATATCAATGCCCCTTTCGCCTTCGTCAATGCGGTCAAGCGCAGCATCTTTTGCCCTTGCCCAAGTTTGACCGGCGTCACCGCCCCACGCTGCCCAAGCAACGCGACC